AAGTACAAGCCGCTGGCGTCATGGACGAAGGGCAGAACCCTCAAGCCTTCGGTCAGAGTTTCTTCGCCGTAGCCCGCGCAGACCGCGCAGTCTATTCCTACGTCACCAGGTTTGCTGGAAATCGCGGCGTAATCGGCGGCATGTACCGCAAGATCACCGACAAGAGAATCCAGGACCCAGTCTGCGCCTGCGTCGCTACCCGAAACCTAGCGCTTCACATCGGAGACTATAGCCAAAACATCATTCATGGCATCCAGTTTGGCGGCGTGAGTCGCGGCGCAATCTACGACTCTGATCGCGGCGTAACTATCTATGGTGGATTCTATGCTCCTCCAGATCCAACCGGACAACGGGGATGGTCTTATACAGGTTCGTTCCGTGTGGGCGGTGCTCCTTTCCGTGTCAGCCTCGACAACATGAACACCATCATAGGGTTACTAAGCACAGCAATGGCTACAGGGCTAGCTCTATTTCACGCGGCAGCAAGCTGGTTAATCTAATATTTAGTTCACGAATCTGTTGACTAGAAAACTGATAAAAAACAACTTATAAAATTATGTTTGGACTTACATGCGGGCCATATATCACCGATGCCGATTTGATAGCTTGGGGAATCCTAAAGCCTGACGTGCGTGCTGCCAAGGATACCGATCCTATCAAGCGCGTAAATAATCCAGATAATCGCGAGGATTATTCCCAGTATCTGAAGGGGGACTCCGCCCATAAAGGGGAGTTTTGTAGCGATGAAGTAAACCAAAGCGAGGATCAACCCAACGATTAGAATAGCTAGTAATGCTTCGACCATAATGCGGCCAAGCGTATCACCTATTCGTCAACGAGGCTATCAGGCTTTCCTATCCAGCACGCATCGGTAATCTTAGAAACAGCAGGCTCCTTGATTAGCACGAGCAGCCCCGCATGCGCCTTATGCGCGGCACAGTATCCAAGCTCTGCACGGTAAACACCTTGGCTCAGGATCACTAGCTTACGCACAATCTCTTTATCCTGGTCGTCGTTGCTAGAGCTCCAGTCCTTCCTATGTGGACAGGCATTGCAGGTTTCAATGCGCTTGGTTGCCAGCTTGAGCGGGATGAGTTTACCGGGTGGCGAGCGCCACAGTTTATTAGTCCAATCAGTCAGACGATCTTCGATGGTCTTAGCCGGTTCCTCAACGGGCTTGTCTGTGCGTTCCACGAAATCGGGAAAATGTTCAACGTAGAAGAGCGTTACTTCGTAAGTGGGTAGCCCTGGCGGCAGAGAGTTCTGCAACCGAAACGCGGCAATATTCTCTATGAGATCTTCCAGGCTTTTACCGTTGACCACCACACCGGAATTATCCTTAAAGTGCCAGCCCCCTGGAGGCGTGCGTGGATAGTCTTTCTTTAGCTTAAACACAGTTAATCCTCGCGAATTCTCCAAAGTATTTGATCGCCGCTTGGTCATATGCGCGGGCAGCCTCTTCCTTGGATAAAAAGTAACCTAGATGAACAGTTCTTCCATTTACGCCTATGTGCGCGGTCCATTTTTTTCTACTCCTATAGAAATGAACGCCTTTATATCCACTGGTATTATTATTTTTTATACAAGAGTTGGCTCCGTTCTCACTACGAGAACACGGCCTTAGGTTAGAAAGCAAATTATTCGTTTTATTCCCATCTGCGTGATCTACCTGCTGTTCGTCAGATATGCCAAGAAATGATTGTGCCACTAATCTGTGCACTGTGCAGTTAGTTTTTTTACTTCTCAATCTGACATAGCAATACCCACGCTTACCAACTCTTGTGTTAAAAATCTTACCCCTGTAAAATCCTACCCTTCCATCGGAATAATTAACCCATCGGTCTATTGACCTGACTCTTCCAATATTAGAAACCTCGTACCCCTTATGCCCAATAACGGGTAGCCATATTTCTTTGATTTCACTCATAAATTTCCAAAGTGTCTTTGGCGTGAATTTCTCCGTTCTCATCGAATAAATAGTCGGGCTGATCGAGCGTTTTGTGGGAGATCGTATTGCTGTCCGTTTCGTTTCCGCTAGGCAGCTTCTTGCTTGAAGCTTCCATCATCCCGGGAATAGTATTAAATCTAGTACGGATCAACTGCGGCAACATGATGAACGTATCCGCAATGTCAGGAGACACGCCAGCATTCCTGGCCTTATAGTTGTCCTTCGACTCAACGCGGCTCTTGTGATCCTTAACCGTAGAATAGCGCCTAGAGCTAAGTTGGCGATAGAGCGGAGTCGTTGAGATAATCGGATTTATCAGGATGCCGCAAACTCGCGGATCCAGCCAGCGATTGAACGTAAACCACATTTCGCTCGGAAGGTTATCGTAGGCATCCCGCGCCGTTCCAACGTCGTCAGATAAAACCCTAAGCTCTGTAGCTTGTTCTCCCCAGTTTATTCCTAGCACGTTACCCCAGAACTTCGTTGCATGTGACCAAACACCAAGAGCGTTTCCGGTCATATCCATGCAAACGTCCTCAGGGTCAATCATGAGCTGCTTACATCGGCCCATTACTTCTTGCGTCATGGTCACCGTGTCATCACTCTTTGGTAGGATAAAGATCTGGTCAACGGTCATTACGTGCCGCGCTTTCTTTTCTCCCGGGTTAAGCCTGTCCTCAAAGAAAATGGTCTCGCCTCTCTCTTTGATCCAACCTGCGGCAAGACCCCAGCGAGCGATCACGAACACCGCTGTATCTCTTCCCTGAAAGGCTAAGTCTACTGATGCTATATTCCGAATCTTACCTATGTAAATAGCCTCTCCTCTTTGCGTCTGTAAGCGCTCTGGAGGAATCACCGTGTTGGCGCTATCCTTCATGGGAGGAAACCCACGAGCAACGTAGTAGGCGGCGCTGTTGTCCCCGCCGCGCATGAAGCCTAGATAGGCTTGGTACGTCATTAGCCCGGGGAACACGGTCTTACGTTGAACTATGTTCTCGAACTTAGCCGCGTCTAGTCGGAGCACCTGGTAACCTGACTTTCCCTGGTAGTAGTGAAGGGTTTCAATCTGATCTGGATGGTAGCCCTCAATTGGCTCGGCCATCTCCACAGCTCTACGCGAGAGATCGACCGGGTTAAACGGAATTACGATCTTGATTAGGTCCTTACCGTCCATTGACGCCTCGGTTGTCTGTAAGTCACCGTAACCAGCCGATGGCACGTCTTGCCCTTCATCCACAAGGATTCTTAGCAGAGAACTCATGCCGAAACGCGGGTGAGGAACCTTGCGAATCGGCTTCACCTTGTGGCCTCGTAATCCTCCAGAAGATATTGTACCTTGCTTAATTGCGATACCAGATATGCCCATTTCTGCGATCCATCCCTTTACTCCAATCGACATGTCACTATCCCGGATAGTTAGCTCATGCTTCATGGGTATCGACATTGTCTTAAATAGCGCAGAGATGTGAGAGTGAAGATTCTTTCGCAAGTTATCTTCATTTGCGCTGACCAACTTAATGTTGGTGTACAATGGGTCGCGTAAGAAATCCAAAGTGAAATAGACACCAGCAGAGTATGTCTTACTCAAAGATGATCCGGCCATTATGAGTAGCCGATTGTTCTCAAGGATAGCTTTGAATATCTCTTGTGTCACACTCGGCCTGGGATCAAATTGAGCGCGACTCCAGAGCAGCCCCGCCGCCATGAGATAATCATCGGAATCGAGTAGGTTCTGAAGCAGAGTGCGAATTACTACGTCCGCCTCTTTCTGTTCGGTTACGACTAGATCTACCTCATCGGCACGTAGGGCTAGGCTTGCCGCGGCTGGCCAGTCACCAGCAGAAAGCGCCTCATGAACTATCGCTACTTGTTCTAAGTTAATGGTCAGTTCCTCTCTGGATCAATCGGCGCACTCACGCCAGCGGGCGTAAACACTCCGTCCTTGTACTCTAGTGCTAACTCGTCGCGTATGCTTGCCGCGTTTTCACGAGCAAACTCGTCCATTAGTTTCTCTACCTCTAACCGGGACATGCATAGCTTTTGGCGTAGTGCTTCAGCCATTACCATGCAGACTCGGTGAGACATGGTGGCGTGCGCTAGGTGTTTCTCTAAGTTTTCCATGGCTTCCACCATGGCTTGCTGTTGGCCTAGGGTCATGCTCATGGTTTTGTCTCCAGCATTGTCTTATCTGCTTCGTATTCGGTAATAGCTTTCTTAGCTGTTTCAATTGCCCATTGTCTATGTATTTCCTGATAATCGCGGGATAGCGTATCGTCACCCCAAATACACCGCATTTGCTTTTCGCAATATTCCAATGCCCTCTTAAGATTGTCGGCGGTCTTCATTCTGGTTTTTGTTCAGGTTTAACGATAGGTGGTATCTCTCCGTTCGCAATGGTTTCTTTGAGCTTGATGAGCTGTTCCTTAATGCCGTCAGCCGCGCCCAAAAACTCCGACATGTCTATCTTGCCTTCGGCGTCTCGTTCTACGTGAGCGTTGATGAACTTGCTGGTGAGCTCCTCAACCTTCTCTTGCGATAAGTTGTACTCTGAGCGCACTGCTTCGATCATAACTAGGAGAATGCGCAGGTTTCCCTCTAGCTTTTGGATGGCCGCTTTCTGTGCGCGGACTGTCTCACGCAGCGTTTTCTTTGTAACGATATTGATTGGTTGAATTGGTTGAATCATTTGAGTAGTCCTAGTTCTCTGGCTATCTTTGGGTTGTTGTGAATAAAAGTGTGGCACTCGCGACATACCGCTAGCCAGGTAGATGTGTCGTTTAGGTATGGCCCGCGCTTATTGATATGATGAACATCGCATGAGGCACCCATACAGGAAAGCACTCCTGGTACAACTATCTCCACTTCGCAGAACGGGTGCTCGGCAAGGAAGTCTTTCCTTCGCTGTCGGTAGGTTTCATACGCCTTGGCCATCTTCTTGGACACGCGCTTAAGCTGCGTTCGCTTAAGTGGCTTCGTGCTTCTCTTAAGGGGGGAACGTTTCATCGTTCGAGTTGTTCGCGGTCATGTCCTTTGTCTGGATCTTTATCGTGGAATTCTTTGATAGCCCAGTTGGTAAAACGTTCCCTAGCAATATTTATGTGGCGGCATCTAACGACTTGACCTTTCTTAACCTTAGGTCCTACTGTAGTTCTCCAGTAAATACATTGGCACTCGCCTACGTTATTGTAACTGCCGAGATCTACGAGATACATTGTGT